AATATTTATAACGATCTTCGTAACGTTCAAAACTCCGTAAATGAGAAGGGCGGTTTCTGGTGGAGCAATACTGATAATTACTTTAAATCCATTATGGGTTTGGATAAATCATCAAAATCAGCCTCCGCAAGTACTATGATGTCAAACATTCGCAGCTTAACCTCAATGGCAAGGCTCGTTCAATTGTCTTTGCAATCTGTCTCAGATATTGGTTATATCGCATCTTTCGCGCAACGCATGGGGATTGGCTATGGACGTGCTTATCTTAATCAGCTTCGTCATATTTTTGATCGCTACCCAACAGAAGAGAGACGATACATCGCTAAGCTTTTCAAGGGAATGGTGGACTCTCATTTGGGCTATATGGGTCGGTGGACTGATGCTAATAATTCTTCTGAAATCATGAATAAAATATCGACCAAGTATTTCAAGGCCATTGGACTTGAAGCATTTGATCGCGGTAATAAGGTTGGCATTATGCACCTTATGGCACAGCATCTTTATCAAAATTCCGATAAGACCTTGAATGAAATGAATGGCAGTCTTAGCAAGTGGATTAGCAAATTCATGGATGAGAAAGAGTGGGATGCGTTACGCAAAAATAATAATGGAAAATTATTCACGACTGATAATGTCGATAACATGAGTGATGATGCGATTAAGCAGCTTCACACTGAAATGGGATTAAAAACGCCGCTCTATCAATATCGAAATGATCTTTACAGAAAAGTTTACAGTATGTTTAATGTTGCATCAGAAAATGCGGTTCTTTCTCCAACCGAATTTGAACGTGCGTGGTGCTTTCAAGGTGAAGCGCCTGGCACATTGAAAGGTGAATTTTTAAGAACCGTTAGCCAATTTAAAATGTACACGTTGTCATACATTGATCGCGTGCTCGTGAATGGCTGGCGTGATGCAGATACACCGCAACAAAAAATCATGTGGGCAACATCGATGCTCATGGGAACCATACCATTATCATTATTATCAACCTACCTTGGTAATTTAGCGAATGGTGTATCAATGCCGGATTGGGATCTAATGAACGTGCCAGACCGTGAGAAATTCTTGGTGAATTTACTAGCACCAAGTCTTGCCATTTTCTCTGGCGTAGTTGATCCTAATAATCAAAATTCAGATATGGTATGGAGTTTATTTGGATCACCAGCAACACGATTAATTGGAAATACAATGGCATCGGCATCGGCTTTAGTGACAGGTAATCCACAAAAAGCGGGTAAGAAATTAGCGGATGCTGCAAATTATTTAATTCCACTCCAGAATCTACCTGGCATATCGCCTTATATAAGGCAGGCAATGGGGCAACAAGCGCATTTAGACCCAGGACAAATACGTTTATACGGCCAATAAAGGAATATTGAACCATGACAACTTTACCGCAACAAGACACGATCAAACAATATGTAGGTAACGGCGTTACGACTGCCTATGTTGTTCCATTTTATACACCGGTTTCACTTATTGACGGTTCTCCGGCGATTGATGTTTATATTACGCCACAAGGGTCAACACCGATTCCTCAAGATGATATTAAGGCTTGGGACACAGACTATACTTACACGCCTAATACTGACCCAACCACAGGTGGCACGATTGTATTTACGTCTATCTCAATTCCGCCATTAGGCTCGACTGTAACGTTTAGTCGTGACGTTCCGGCAGAATTAACGGTTGAGTTTGCGGATGCTCAAAATTTCAGTGGGCAGAACCTTGATAATGTCTTACTTCAACTATTAATGATTGAGCAGCAAAATAAAATATATGCTCTGGAAAGAAACCTTTCTTATCGAGTTAATAGCTTCCTACCTGATGACGTTATCGAAGCTAATACACAACTTCCAGTATTAGGTCTTAATCAAATTTGGCAAGGTACAGGCGGTGGTGTTGCGGCTGTGACCTTAGAAGAAAATCCGGATGTAAGTACGTTACGCTCACAGCTTGTTGGAGAAGCGCCCGTTACCGCAGGTGCCTCCATTGTGGGTTACTATGATGCTCTTGGTTTGATTGGAACCACGGTTTATCACCAGCTTGATATCTTAACTGGCAATTTGCGCTTAATGGGTACCGATACCGGTGCTGTTAATACATTGGAGTTGACGATAGCGAGCAATGTTGCAACCTATATTCCAGGTATGGAAGTCAAGATTATTCCTGCGCATACAAATACAGCATCACCAACCTTTAATTTTAATAGCTTAGGTGCAAAGAGCATTTATCGTAATAATACTGTCTTAGCACAACCTGGCGATTTGATTGCCGGTAATCTCTATACGCTAATTTATGATGGATCGAAATTCATTATCTCGAATGGATCATCTATTGTGTCTGGCGTAATGGAAGATTTTGGCGGTGCCACAGTTCCCGCAGGTTACCTACTATGTGATGGATCAGCAGTGAGTCGTACCACCTATGCGGCGCTTTTTGCAGCTATTTCTACCACATGGGGCGTTGGGGATGGTTCATCTACTTTTAATCTTCCTAATGCACAACGTCGAACAAATGTGGGATCGGGTGGTTCTGGAACGGCAACATTAGGAAATGCTGTTGGAAACACAGGTGGTGAAGAAACTCATACCTTAACAATTAACGAAATGCCAAACCATAATCACGATGGAAATACGCAAGGTGGTAGTTTAGGCTCTGGCTTTAACGGTCAATATTTCTTAAATGGTAATGCGCCGTTTGGTAATTCTGAAGTTATTAACGTGCCAGCGCAAGGTGGTGGTCAAGCTCATAACATTATACAACCATCGATGATTGTTACTCGTATGATTAAAATATAGTTCTACATAGAACATGCGAAGCACTTTAAAGCAAATGATTAGTGATACGTTAGAAATGGTCGAGGAAGTTAATAGCTTAAAATCCTCGATCTTTTCTTATGAACATGATGAAAATTTTAATCTCTATTTGAAATTCGGCGAAGATTCACCATTAAAGATTCCGCTTATTCCATTACGTCCATATCAACTAGCATTACAGAAAGTTTTATTTGGAAAAATATCAAAAAGAATTTTAATTGAATGGCCACGGCGTGCTGGGAAAGAAGTAATAACATGGAATTTCCTAATACACGCCGCGATCATTGAACCTGGTATGTATATTATGACATACCCAACTAATGTTAGGGCAAGAAAGATTCTCTGGCAAGGTGCGCCATTGATTAATGGTGTCAGTACAAAATTTCTCGATATGATTCCAAAAAAATTAATCGCCAAGAAAAATGATTCTGACATGACAATTGAAATGGTTAATGGATCGATTATTTGGATTGTTGGTTGTGACATTGATCCAGAGAAATTGCGAGGTACAAATCCACGCGGAATTATTTATTCAGAATTAGCATTCTCGGATCCGCGCGTTGTTTATGCTATGTTTCCAGTACTGCGTGAAAATAGCGGTTGGATGGTTGGACAATCTACCTTTGATGGAATGAATCATTTTTATCAAATGATAAAAAGCAATATAAATGATCCTTTGTGGTATTGCAGAATCGAAAGTATTAATACGCTCGTTGATGAAAATGGAAATCCATATATCACTGATGCAGATGTTGATGAAGATCGTCGCGCTGGAATGCCTGAATATTTAATTCAGCAAGAATATTATGGCAACGTTCAAATAAATGAAGAAACAAAATATTTTGCAATCGCAATAAATAAGATTTACGAAACAGAACGAATTATCTCAGGATTGATTTTACCAAATAGAAATGTTTACGCATTTTATGATATTGGTGTTTCAGATTGCGCTGCAATCACGCTTGCTCAATTTGAAAATAAAGATGGAAAGATGTGGCCTGTGATCATTGGTTATATTGAAAATAATAATCGAGCATTACAATTTTATGTAAATGAGATTCGTAATTTTTGTAATCGTCACAATTTAGCTTTCCACACACACTTTACGCCGCATGACGGTAAAAATAGAAATTTCAATGATAACTTAAAAATTACAAATGACTATTTAATGGAGATGGGTGAGAAGGGAATAACGGTCAATCGACCAAGTACGCACAAGATGGCAATCGAATTAATTCGTCAGACACTTTACCGTACAAAATTCAACAAAGAAAACACGCAAAGACTGATTGATTGTCTATCTAGTTACGAAAAAGAATATGATGAGAAAATGCTAAAATTTAAAGATAATCCCGTTCACAATTGGGCGTCACATGGCGTTAAAAGCTTTCAAACAATGTGCCTTGCGCTTGAAAAAGGTTTGATTACAGAAACGTTTTACGATGTGATATATTATTCAGCATAACAGACAACATGGAGTTGTTCTATGATTACAAATGGATTTGCCTTTGGCTGGTCAGATGTAGCCACGCTTGACGTCAACTTTCCTTACGCTTCAAGTTACCTTTCTATTAGCGGTGCAACCGGTGATATTGTCTATGAAAATACCGCAGGTGAAGCCCAATGGTTTCCAGGTGCACAACTCGGATTTATGTACCCAATTGGTGCACGCAGAATATTAACAAGCGGCACTGTTAATGGAACACCGCGTACTACAACCGCTACAGGAATTGTCTATTGTTCAGCAGGGATCCCGTAAAGGAGTATAGATTATGTTCTATTACTTACGATTACTTCAACAATTCCCTTTTACAATACTATTAAACGGTGGGGTTGGCGGTTTTGAGCCACCTACCTTATCGCGTGTTATTACCAAAAGAGGTAGTTACGTTATTACTGCTAGAGGCAATTTAACAGCTAAGCAATATTAATATTAGGAGCTAAGGATATGGCTAATGAGCGTTTACTGGACTTCCCCGCCAAACCGTCACCCGTCGGCGCAGATATCGTTTATGTGGGTGACTCAGCAGATAGTTTTAATGAAGTTCAAAGTACAATCGAAGAAATTTTTGCGGGTTATAGTACTGCATTAGCATCTTTAGCGGGTTTGTCCAGCTCAGCAAATCAATTGCCATATTATAGTGGTGTAAATACGTTTGCTTTGACAAGTCTCACTGCCTTTGGTCGCTCATTACTTGCTGATGTTGATGATGTCGCAGCTAGAACAACTTTAGGATTAGGCACGGCAGCCGTTCTTAATACACCTATTACTCTTGCTTTTGGAGGAACCGGCGCTAATTTAACGGCGGCAAATGGTGGCATTGTCTATTCTAATGCAACCACTTTTGCAATATCAACAGTAGGTAGTACTGGTCAGTTATTTCAATCAGGCGGCGCAGGCGCTCCAGGTTGGACAACGGCAACTTATCCTTCGGTCGCAACAGGAAGCGGTACTATATTACGTGCTAATGGAACGAATTGGGTAGCATCTACATCAACGTTCGCTGATACCTATGCGATTAACACGCTTTTATATGCTAGCTCAGCAAATACGGTTGTTAGTTTGGCAACAGCAAATAGTGGTGTTCTTATTACCTCAGCCGGTGGTGTGCCGTCAATTAGCTCCACATTGCCAAGCGCAGTACAAACCAATATCACAGCACTTGGCGCTCAAGCTCAAGCATTAAACATGAATAGTCATCTAATTAATAATGTGACTGATCCTGTTAGTGCTCAAGATGCTGCCACAAAGAATTATGTTGATCAAACAGCGCTCAATGGGACTTCAGTTTATGCAGCAACCACAACAAACTTAAACGTGACGCAGAGTGGAGCGGGTGTTGGCGCAACGCTTACAGATGCGAGTGGGACTTTTGCAGCTTTCAGTATCGATAGCGTTAGTCCTCCTGTGGGATCAAATAATTTAATTAAAAATCTTGCAGCACCTCAACACGAAGGAATTTATACACTTACGACTAACGGTGATGGAATTTCAATTCCGTGGCAGTTAACCCGCGCAACGTCATATGACACTCCTGTAGAAATTAATAACACTGGATTAATAGTTATCAATCATGGCGCTACTTTGGCGGGTCAAGCTTGGTATAATTCATCAACAATTGTCACCGTTGATACAACAAACTTTACTTATTCAGCGTTTGGCGCATCAGGAACGGTAACGAGTGTCACTTTCACGGGTGATGGAACAGTTTTGTCAAGTACGCCTAGCTCTCCCGTCACGACAACTGGTACATTAACTGCGTCATTAAATAACCAGTCTGCTAATACTGTGTTCGCTGGGGCAACTTCTGGAGGTTCTGCACAACCCACATTTAGATCATTAGTTGCGGCGGACTTACCCGTCAGCGGTACTTATACTCCTACCATAGTTCCGGATGTTGGAAATTTTAATACCCTTACATTTTCAACACAAAATGGTACTTATATAAGATTAGGTAATCTTGTTATAGCCACTGTTAGTTTGACATTGAGTGCATATAATTCGACTGGATCAAGTGGATCTATATCTATAACTCTACCCATTACACCAGCATCAGATGGAACGAATCCACAGGGCACTGTTTTAACTCAAAATGTCACATACACTGGACAGTTAAGTGCTCAGGTCACAGTAAGTCAACCTGGTTTTTATTTGATTGGTAGTGTTGCCGGTGGCAGCACAAATACTGTTAGCGTCACTGGAATATCTTCAACGAGTTTGATTAGAGCTACAGTCGCATATTTTGTTTAAAGTTATGATTAATACAAAAAAAGGGCTATTTCTTAGCCCTTTTCTTTTTTCTTGATCGTCGCGCTTCACTCAATACAATAGCGACGCGCTGTTTATTTGGCATATTGGGATGTGATTTTTTCAATTCATGAAAATTTTCTTCTTGCACCTTCTTTGACTTTCCTTTTTTTAAAGGCATATGAATATCCTTTTAGTATGGAATTTTTACAACACAATCAAGTGTTGTAATTACAACATCGCCAGAGCTTTGTTCGACAAAGGAAAGCATATTGTCATCTATGTAAGATATATCGGTTACATGGTGGGAATAGACTAGGTGTCCATAAGAGTAGCATTTAACTTCGTTTGCTTGAGCTGATGTGCAAAGCAACAGTAGGAGAAGTGATAATTTTTTCATGTTTGCGCGTCCATGCAAAAGAAGGTGGCAATCAACACACACTCTAGCAGTGAGTTGAAGTGTTAATTTGCGAAATTATAATACATCGCTGTATACTCTGTTCGCAATACTTATGTGTGCTGATTTACCATTATTCTGCGGGTGGAAGCGTCCAATCAAAATTTGGATCAGGAATAAAGCACATCGCTATTGTATCCTTCACGCCATCATGACATCTCAAAACCCACCCACCAAAAACTTTGAGGCGCTCAGTATATTGATAATTCTCGAGTGGAACAACTGTTTCCCATGCTAAAACTGTCATCTTTTGCCTCCGTTAGATCGCACGGAAGTTGACATTCCGTGCAGATATAGTGATTCGTTTCGCAGAATTGTACTTTAACATCCTTGGAGCAACAACGTGAAACCATCCTTGCGCCTCCTGGCAAAATTCACCATTATCGCGCAAGGGATGATATTTTTAGAAAGGTATTTCTGAATCTTGAAAATCATTTGCTGATTTCTTTGCAACTTTTTTTAAGTAATCCATTACAGTGTTTCTTTTGACAGTATTATTGTTTTGATCTTTACCGTCTTTTGTTTTGATATCAACTATAGGACATTTACCTGGCAACATACTAAATGTCAGTGTATCGTTATCATATTCTTCAAGTAGACCGCATGCGTCTGCTAGATGACGTAATTTCCACGCCATCTCACCTTCAAGCATCACCCAATCTTTTAATTTTCTATCACGACCATTGATATCAGTTACAAGAAGATCAAGGACAATCATATTTAGAATTGGTTTTGGTTTGCCATTTTTATTTAATCCGCCTTTCGATTTTGTTATTTCAATCGAATCGATAAAAGCATGATATTGTCCGTCTGTGATAAGACCTCTTAACTTATCTTCTTCTGCGCTAAATTTTTGATAACTAGAACTCATTGTTGCTCCTTAAATTTCATCAGTTAATATTTGCAGTTTAGTTTTTTGCTGAACACTGGCGCCAGGAACTTGCACGCCAGTTTTTAACACTTCTTCCTTGATTGCGTTTTTATCTGGGGATTTCTCAACTTTTATAATTTCACGTATACGAATGAATCGTTCAGGAATTTGTGATGCGTCGACGACTTCCGTTGAATAAGGATTTTTCTTAATGCGCAAGGTAAAGTATGGGCATTGAATCTCTGTCATGTTACAGCTTTCCATATTTCGCTTGAGATAATCTAATCGCTTATCAATTTCTTTGTTGTAAGCTGCTTCACGTTTTAATATTTCTTCTTTCATATATTCAATTTGTTTTTTGTCAGACTCCAATCCCTTAATCCAAGACGCAATTGAAATGCACTTATCTTTTGCTGAAGTGGATAGCGCAGAAATCTGCGCGTCCACTTCCATATTTACTTCACCAGTTTCTTGATCATAAAGATTAGAAAGCAAGTTTTGTAATTCGTTTCCAATGTGATATAGACTTAAATTTCTTTGTGCGCTCATAATGCAACATCCTCAAAATAATATGCGTTCATCTTTGACTTAACAAAAGCGAGATCATTGCCAATATATTTATCTTCAAACATTCCTTGCGGAGATTTTGCAATGTGACTGCCATCATTTTGTGTTAAGAATCGATATGATCCATCCATCACTTGAGTATGCAGAACAATTGTAAACATGCCTTCAATCGTGATTTTTTCATCAAGCATTTTTCCAATCGATTTACATTTATATTTACCGTTTTGATCTGTGTCACTGTGAGATAGAACAAAACAAAATAAATCTTCTCTGCAATCGGTGAGTGATTTAATGATAGACCACGCGTGCTGACCGATTTCAGTAAACTTAACAAAACCTGTTTCAGTGGCTCGACGCATAAACTCATTGCACATTGTGTATTGCCAATCATCAATGATTAGATTTTTAATATCAGGTCTACATTCATTAATCATTTTGATACAGCGCATGATTTTTAAGTAATCGTCTGATGCGTAGTAATTCCCCGTTGTGTCATCCCATCCTGATATTTTTACATAATTCTTTTTGTAACCGCGAAATGGTAACGGTTTATCAAGAACGTTGATGATGAAAGTTTCTTTTGGATCCAGCATTTGCAAAGATGTACTTTTGCCGGTTCCAGATTCACCAATGATTAGACTTGTGTTAGACATAAATACCACCTAATAAAAATATGAATAAAAATCCAATAAAATAAATTATTTCGACAATAAGGACTGTCCATGATCTTGGAAAAGTGAGGCGTTCTTCTGCTGATATATAATCTTTCATGCTGCGTTATCCATATTGTAAAGAGTTAATTCGTTATCAATGAGTGACTGCATGTCGAGATAAAAATAATTTGTTACGCCGTCTTTCCATTCGTTAGCAAATTCATCTTTTGCGTCTTTATTAGTGGAGTGCATAAGAAATTTAATTAAAG